AATATCTTGCAATACCAATGCCATACGGCTTGAACATGGCAGTCAATGCTGGTCGCGCATTCAATCGCACATTACGCGGAGAATACTCTGCGTCAGAAGGTGCCAACTCAATCATCATGACTGCGGTGGATGCTCTTAATCCACTGGGCGGCACAGAGAACCTTATCAACTTTGCAGCGCCAACTGTGTTCGATCCCTTCGTTGAAATCATGCGTAACGAAAACTACGCTGGAGTTCCGATATACAAGCAGCAGTATCCAGGAGATCAGTCCCCCGATAGCCAGCGTTACTTCAATAGTGTCAGCCCTTCAGCGCGTTGGATTACAAACAACTTAAATGCTCTGACTGGCGGCACCACTGAGATGTCTGGTTTCGTTGATTGGAACCCAGAGATCATGGACTACTGGTTTGAATATCTGACAGGTGGTATCGGGCGGTTCGTCCAAAGAACAGCCGAATTACCTGCTCGTGTGTACACCGATGGCTTCAACGAAGACTTGGTCCGCGAGATACCTTTTGTTCGTAAGGCAATCGGCACTGTGTCAGAGCGTGAAAACATTGGCATGTTTGTGGAGAAGCGTGATCGTATCTTGAACGTAGGTCAGGAGATCAAGGCGGCACAAGAAGCAGGTGACCGTGAAAGGTTTATGAGGGCAAGAGAAAAGTATTCTGAAGAGATTGCTCTTCTGCCTCGCATCAAAGCAATCAACAATGCCATCAAAAAAATATCACGGCAGCAGAACGCTATCCGTGATAATGTAAACCTTCCTGACAGTCAGCGTCAGTTAATTCTTGATAGGTTGGATGAGCAAAAGCAGATGCTATACGCTCGTGGCAATATGATCATGAAGGACTATCGATAAAGTTCAATTGAACTTTTTAAGTCTTCTGAAAGTGTAGTAAGCCCAAAGTTTCTCAATTGGGCTTAGTTCATCCTGATCTAAAACCATGCCCACCCCATGACCTAAGTCCATAGGTTTGCTTAGTTTACTGAATGTCTTTTGAGAACAGTAACCCGCTACACGAAAGGTGTCTTCTTCTTGCTTACAGACAAGTACGGAGCAGTCTGCTTTAAATGACTCCATGTTTTTGAAAAGCAACTTACCTCTTGGATAAAATGTTGACTTAACATCAATAGATAAATCACCAAGCCACATATCTTCGCCACTATCTACACCTAATTGAAATGGGTTGTGTTCTATGTCGAACACTTTAGCAACGCAAACTTCCGCCTGTATACCAAGCAGATCAAGATCGTTATCATTCCGACCCTGATCTCTCCTTTGGTTTGCAACACCACATGCCCTAGCAAGCTGCCACCTAAAGGTAGCTGCTTGCTTGCAGTTAGACATTTCTTTAGGACTTAACTTTACTATCATGTCTACTGTTTATCCACTCAATTATTTCTGATCTTTTCCACCGCCGTGTGTGTGGTGTAATCATGATTGGTTTCGGGAAATCATTCTCTTCCCGCAACATTTTTTGAACAGTCTTTAAGTGAAGCGACAGCATCACAGACAGATCGTTTGTATCTAGGAGTTTTTCTTCCATTGCCTAAAGTCCTCTCTTAGTGTTTCGAACTTACTTCTGGCATCAGGATTATCTCTAAACTCTGACCGTGATGTGATGCCACAGTATTCTCTTACAGCCTTCACCGCTGCGCCTTCAATTTTGAAAGGGTCTTCTTCATCCATCAACCCACAAGACCAGAGGTACTCTCCGAATTCTGGGTTACGGCACAGAAGCCCTGCCGATGCAATCAGCCTTTCTATTCGCTGATGTTCTTCCCGTGTCTCTGGTTCATCCTGATCGTTAAGTCGAACCATAGCCACCATGTATCTTGTTCCCACCCAGTCAGTGTGAAGCTCTTGTGGGCAGTCGTTTGGATGGACGTTGAGTCGAAGGATAATTCCATTTCTATCTTGAGACATGGATACCTTCACAGCTTCAAAGCCCATAGCTGCATCTCTTATGCTACTCATCTTAAAAACCCCAATCAATTTTTACATGAACATGAACGTCAATGCGTTCTGGAATGCCTGATGTTTGATTGATCAACACAGGCTCATCGAATTCACCAAAGAAACTTTCGTAAGGCACACCTAAGTAATCAGCAATGTCTTTGATTGCTGTTGCAGGTGGCTCTTTTATTACGCCTCTCTCGTACTTAGAATAAAGAGATTGATGTAAGTTTATGGCGTCACATATTTCTGTTTGAATTAAGCCTTTTTGTTCGCGGATCTTCTTTAAGAGCTTTCCATTAAAGTTCACTGTATCTCTCCCAATTTCTTTCAGCCCATGCTTTGGCATCTACCCCCATAAGATCCCACCATGTGCGCTCATCACCAAAACGGTGCAGGTCCATATGGCAATCGTGACACAGAGGTACAGCCCAGTTATCTCCCGACCTCATACCTACACCACGTTCCCCCACATGCTGCAGGTGGTGCGCCTCTGCGCCACGACTACACACTAAGCAGGGTGACCCCCGCAAAGTTTTCAAATATCTCTCCCGCCTAATCCTGTCTTGCTTTGGGAAGCGAAAGCCTCGCCACTTTCTCGTCAGCATCTTTATCCTCAATCATTTTTCTGTGATCAGTAAGAGCCTTACCTCTCTTAAAGCTGTTGATAGGATTTTCGTCCTTGTACTTACGCCACAACGCAGCCGATTTCTTTTTGTCGGATGGATCCGTTTGAGTGACAAACAGTTGAGGCTGTAGATCGTAGCGCCAGTTGTTGATGTCTCTCATGCGGCGTATTCCACCTGCCGTTACGCCCTGACAGTAGAAGCCCATAGCTTTCCAGAAACCATTTGCTGCAATATCAGAGCCGCAACGCAAGCTAATTGACAATCCGTTGGATGCGGACACGAGGTCAATCAGGTGCCTGATTAGAGCGGCACCGTATAACTGACCTCGCAGATCATATTCAATACAAGCCTGATGTATCTTCACCTGCTGCCCAAGGGAACCATGATAGATGTAGCCAGCGGGATCATTGTTGACACGAGCCAGAAGTATTCTGTGATTTAATATCTCACGCTCGAATACCTGCCTTGGATAAAACGCTAAGTCCTCTGCGTTCTTCCGTTGCAGATGATCGATGTAAGGCAAATCACTTTCTACTGCTGGCACGACTTGTATATCCATTGATCATTTTGGCCTACAGTTACGGGTATCCCAGTCGTCCATGTAAAAGCCATCAGAAGGAAGGTAGGCTTTAGTCATTTCACTGGAATTTTTAAACTTGTGCCAAGACAACATGATGTATTTCATCCTTGTAATTGTAGTCATCTTGTCCTTATGGCGCTCATCGTTGTTTAATTTTTCTCTGATATAAACAACTGGGTCATTTGGATAATTCATTTGACCATCTCGCCATGTTCTAATGAATTCATTTCCTTGATCAGCGTATCCAGTTTTAGAAGCAATGTAGTGTATTGCACCTAATAATGCGTCAGCTTTGTAGTAAGTTTTCCTACAAAAACACACGCTCTCAACCAAGTCTGGATTAGCTGCCAAAACACCATCAAGTTGATGTACGGTATATCCGTGATCCTTTGCCGTTTTGTTGGCAATCAATGCAACCATCTTCACAGTATGCGCAAGAGGACCTGCATTATCGTAGCCTCTTATTTTAAGCCTATCAGAGTATGTGCGTTTTTTTCCGCTATCAATTGATAGGATTGCTTCTTCTGGAAGGTCTTCCACAAGTATCGTCCAGAAAGGTTTTTTAGCTCTCTCGCATGCCATCAGACGTTGTTGACCGTCAATCAGCACACCATTTTCTGCTACACATATTGTTGAACCATTCAGATGAAAGTTATCTTGCAACATGTCTGTGTGATAAAGGCTCACAACACGTTTAGATGCCTTTCTATTTCTTGTGTTTTTATTAAGAAGTTCACTCGCCTTTTCTGGGGTCATGAGAAACTTGTTTACTTTGATCTTTTCGATTTGATGCTGTTGCATTTTCCACTCCTAACAAAAAAATTAAAACGGTATCTCATCGTCTAAGTCTTGAGAACTTTGACTGGGTCGATATCCGTTGTTGTTTTGATACCCAGACGGTGCTTGGTATCCGCTCTTTTCCTTGCGCTCTCTCAACAAGTCGCCGCGCAAGGACAGAAATGGTCTGCCACCCTTGGATGTCTTTCTCCACCCAACGAGATTGGCCTTCGGGTTCTTCACCCCTTCCTGTAATTGGTTCCATAAGTCTGTCACCGTTTCACTATTGAGTTCGATGTTGCCAGTGTAATCTGGCTGACGATCATTTTGTTTCCTGTCGTTCTGAAACAGGATGCCTGATGCGGGATATTCTGACATTACTTTTTCTCCTTTAGTTCTGCCTTCTTGGCTGAGATCACCTGCCCAACCTCTTCATACTTTGAAAACGCTTCTTCCTTTGCGCGTTCAAACATCTCTTTATTAGCAAGATAAAAACCGTTCAAAGTCTTTTCGGACTTGATGGTATTAATCCATGCTATCGCCAGTGTTGCCCAGCTATCCCAGTCGTAAACAGCACGAGGTTCACGATCCGCTTCCTTGTAGGCACCAGTGTTCTTCATGTAGCCCAAGAGTTTCTCATCTTTGTTCAATTGAACTTTTTCCTCAGAGGGCGGCTCAGGAGCCTTTTCTTTTTTCTGGGGGGTAGGCTTAGGATTTTCCTTTCCCTCACTCTGCGGGGCCTCTCCGTTGCTCTGAGGGATATCCTCACCCGCATAAATGTAGTGGCCCAAGCCATGCATGGCGATAGCCTTGGCAAAGCAGCGCATTCTGGCATCACTAATTTGACGTGATGTCGGTCCAGAGATAGCATTGTTTCTGTTGTCCATGACTGGCAACCACATCATGTGATCCTGATCTTCTACAGTCACGGTGACCCGCACCTCAACGGTGCTATCGGGATAGATGATGTCATCATGAACTGTGTATGACGCAGTCGGGTACTTAGACTTTACCTCGCCCCAAGCCCAAGCCCAAGACAGGTAACTCAATCCCATCTTCTCTTGCTTTTTGTCATTCACATTAATTGAGGACAGTGTTTTCCATACTGACATTACTTTCTCCACTTGCTTTTTTACTTTTTTACTGTAAACTAATTGTTAATGATTACTGAGTTATGGTCACTTGGTTTTCCTTTACAGTTGGTGAGTGAGGGGGGGAGCTTTTAGCTCCCTTCTTTCTTTTAGCCCTTGGCTCTTTCTCTCCCCCATGTTTCCAAACCATCTCATGGATCGGGCCACTTTTATCTCCGTAAACTCTAGATGTTCTTCTGTCACCAAGCGCGGCTTGTTTTTGGATGACCTTCACTTTTGTTGTATCTTGTTTACGCAAAAAGTAATCAGCAGCATCTTCTAACTGATCTTCAATAGAAACTAAATGCTTCAAGCCTTCAGCTTGTATCTCCAAGTCAATACAAATCACCGCTCTCATTTTCTTTTTAGTTGGCATTCTTCCATCCTTTAAATTGATCACAAAACTCTGCCACTCCGCAGTAGTTTCCTTCGCAGCGGGTCTTCTCACCCTTGCGATATTCAATCTCACAATTTCCCTTGAGCGCAGTGTTTGCATTCGCATGTCTAACAGCCTCGTCTTCAGACTGATGAACCTTCATCGCTCTTTTCTGGCCCTTCTTCTTAACGGCCCACGTATCAGGCTTCGCCCACTGATCTTCTGGAGAGCATACAGGAAACTGATCATACAGATCGCTAAACATCTGCGCTTCTTGGTGGGCATCAATGCGCTCTTGAATGTAATCCTCTCGCTCGTCTTTGCTCCACAGGGGCAGATCAACAATCACCACTGGTGACTGAGGATACTCAGGATCGAATTCTGCCTTGCGTCTTTGCCAGTCTCTGAGGATAGCGCAGATGCGCAGCTTGCTTACAGTCTTGCCACGGTTCGCACCTTCCTTGGAATTCTCAACGAGCCAAGCGTAGCAGTTTTGCTGGCGCTCCCACTCAACCTTGCCAAGGATTACTGACCAAGCAGACGTAACCTTGTAGTCAGTGATTTGCACAGTGCCATCCTCAAGAACCTCTTGATGGTCAAGCGCACCAGAGATAGTCCAGTTCGCAACGTCCGCATAGAGACGTTCCTCTACCTGCACGTTATTAGGATCGTCGGCGCTCTCAAGAATATGATGGACCGCTGTACCAAACAGAGGCCAGATCATGTCAACAACATCCTTCTCCATTTTGTCAGCGTGTAAGTCTTTCATCAACCGCACCCGTGGTGCGTCGATCAATGTTGTAATGCTGATGTCAGCTTTGCCCTTCGAATACTTATCGTCTCTTGCAAAATTCAAGAACGCATCAGGCAGGTTATAGTTGTTAGTTATTTTCATTGTTTTCTCCACTCGTATGTAGTTAAATCACATAAGGAACATAAAGTCAAATGGGATTATTTGGGGGAAGATATGGCTGCATTTGATGTTACGTTTACGGTGTATGGTGAACCTGCGTCGAAAGCAAATTCACGTAAGATGGTCATGATAAAAGGCAGACCAGCCTTGATCAAGTCCCAGAAAGCACGGGACTATGTGAGTTTCTTTGAGGCGCAATGCCCCACTTTGAAAGTGCCGACAACAGATGATGTCATAGTTGAGATGATGATTTACTATGCATCCCGCCGCCCAGACTTGGACGAAAGCCTGATCCTAGATTGCATGCAGAACCGCATCTACAAAAACGATAGGCAGGTAAAACAAAAATTTATTTACTGGGGTTTAGACAAAGAAAATCCACGGTCAATAATTAGAGTTCGCTCGTGTAATATAAAAAATATTCCACAGTATTTATTATCGGAAGACGTTACGGTAGACGATATTACATATCGGTAGTCTAAGTATATATATATATATTATATTATTAGGCAGCAAAAAAATCGTAGATTGACGGACGCTATTCGTATCCCCTATGATGCTCGAATAGAGTAGGAGATAGCCGTGCAAATCGAACAGCAAGTTCGTGGCGAGGCATACAGATTAGGGCAAGGTCAATACAAAATAAAATGCCCAAGCTGTAGTCCCAGCCGCAAAAACAAAACCGATAAAACGCTTTCTCTCAAAATAGAACAAGACAAGATACTGTTTCAGTGCTGGCACTGTAATCAGCAGGGCATTGTTCCTTTGAGTGATGGCTTTACAAAAACAAATAGAGTGGAACCAATGTCCGTTGCAAAGAACGTAAACAAATCCCCGCTTACAGACGCGGCACTGGCATGGCTGAGTAGCCGTGGGATCAGTGAAGAGACTGCGAAGAAAGCAAACCTCGTCTCAACCTCATCTTGGATACAGGCACTCAACAAGGAAACAGAATGCATCATGTTCCCGTACACAAACGAGGGTCAAGAATATGCATACAAGGTGCGGTCCATTGAGAGCAAAGGGTTCAAGTGCAATGGCGCACCCCAAACTTTTTTTAATTTGCAAAACGTCCAGCGTGACGATGATCTAATCATATGCGAGGGCGAGATGGATGCTCTTGCGTTTATGGAAACGGGTTACGAAAGCGTTGTGTCAATCCCAAACGGGGCAGTCATGAAGGTTGTCGATGGAAACATCGATCCAAAGGAAGATAATAAATTCAAATACTTATGGGCAGCAAAGAAGAAAATCGATGCCGCCAGTCGTATCATCATCGCTATGGATGCGGACGCAGCGGGACAGGCAACCGCTGAAGAGATCGCTCGTCGTATCGGAAAGGATCGATGCTTCAAGATAGAGTACCCAGAGGGGTGCAAGGATGCCAACGATGTCTTGTTGAACTCTGGCAAGGATGGCATTGATGATATCGTGGTTGCCGCCAAGCCGTGGCCTGTCGCTGGTCTATATGATGCGTCTCATTTCTATGATCAGATCGATGAGATCTACGAAAAAGGAATGGGACGTGGCGAGAGTACGGGATACGATAACGTCGATGAGTTATACACCATTGTCACTGGTCAGCTTACCGTGGTGACGGGTCATCCATCATCAGGTAAGTCGGAATTCATTGATCAGATTATGGTCAACATGGCACAAGAAAAAGATTGGAAGTTTGCAATCTGTTCTTTTGAAAATGAACCGCGTCTTCATATTGCCAAGCTGATCAGCAAGTATATTCGTAAGCCTTTCTTCGAAGGTGCAACAGATAGAATAACCCAAGAGGAGCTGAATCGCGGAAAGGAATTTGTTCAATCGCACTTTTCTTTTCTCTATCAGGCAGACGGTTCGATGTCTTCTATCGAAAGCATCATTGAAAGATTGAAGGTTGCAGTCATGCGGCACGGGGTTCGAGGTGCCATCATTGACCCATACAACTACATCCAGAAGGGGCGGGATGTCAGCGAAACTGAATGGGTTTCTGATATTCTGACAAGGTTGCGCGTGTTTGCTCAGGCACATGGAATTCACCTTTGGTTCGTAGCTCATCCAGCAAAGATGATGCGGGACCAGTCAGGAAATGTACCTGCTCCCAAGGGGTATGATATCTCAGGCAGTGCAGCTTGGTTCGCCAAGGCTGACGTGGGTCTGACAGTTCACAGACCAGACCCTGCGCGTTCTCGTGTTTCAGAAATCCACATATGGAAATGTCGTTTCTCTTGGGTTGGAAAGCAGGGCAATACCGATCTTGCCTTTGACGTGCCAACGTCAACATACAAGAAGCACATACCAGATCCGATACTGGATGCGCCAACTCCATACACAGAAGTTGATATAGACTTTGACCAAATCTTCGGACAATAAATTTGTGATCGTCAGAGAAGGCGAGACGGGTCCTGTACTGCATGTATTTGTAGGGGGGAATGAGGTTGCAGTGGTTGAGCTTAACTCAAGAGAGACACTGCGTCTTATTAGCAACTTAGCAGATAAGATGTTCGAAACGATTTGACCTACTACATATAGAGTGCTAGGTCTTGTGTGAGGATATTGGTTTACACATCTTCTCCACTCTTGACTGGGTCACCTTCGGGTGACCCTTTTCTTTTAAAAAAGGCAGGGAAGATTTCTCCTCTTCCCTGCTAGTTTCACACCAACCCGCGAGGCAGACGCCAGTAAACGTCAGCGGGTTAGTGGATCGAAATATCTTCAACATCGTCTATCTGCATTAAAGCATTTGCGATGTTGAGCATTATGCGCGGGAAGTCGTCTTTCATTTGATATGCCATGACGACATTCACAATCAAGTCACACACTTGCATTCTGTTTGCTGATGGCGGCAAGCGAAGGATAATATCCAGTATTTTATCAGCATCAAGCTCTTCAGTTTCCATCAATACCCCATGAGTTCTTTTGTAACTGTATCCCTAATGCGTCTTCTAAGCAAGCTTTCGCATCTGGAAAACTCTTTGTGATAGGCGCGGACATCAGTCTCATTACCAGTGGGGTAGCTCATTAACCAACCTGTCTCCATCTCTGCCTTCTTGTTTTTTGCTTTGACTGCCACAACTTCATAAGCATATATGCCTTGGTCGGTCAGGCGAGAAAGATCACGGGGCTTAACAGCCATGATAAATCGATTGCCATCGCCAGCAACGGCAATCGATAAGCCTTTACGATTGATCGTGCTGTACCAAGTAATTGGAACATTGACCACCCAATCATACTGACCGTAGTCTTGCCTCTCCTTTTCAACAAAAAGGTTGCCGCTCATCACTGGTCGAATTTGCCAACGCATGGAAGGAAAGCATACTTTTAAAGCACTCTCTCCATACAGGCACGATGCTTCCTTTGACTTTTGGATGATTGTTTTAGGAGCATCATCTACTCCTTGGACTTTTCGCAAACGTCTTATTTGCCTGATCAAGTTTGCTCCATACCTTGCGCAAAAATTTGCGTCTTCCATTGGTAATTCTTTCAAACCCCTTGGTGCGTCTGGATAATCAAAAGACTTCCATTCGAATTGGTTTGGGTTGTAAGCAAAGTTTTTGATGTTTTCGTCTGAGAACTCATGAGCCTTAAAGAACAGACCAAGAGCTTTGCTCATCCGCTTGATCGCAAAGTAGTTATTCTTTGCGAAAGTGTTTTTATTTTTTACATAGATTACAGTAGACATTTTGTTTCACGTCCTTCCACGTCTTTTAGTTCTATTGAACTTTTTCCACACTGAAGCCTCGCCTTTCCAGCGATAGCCTATACTCGCGCAATTCTTTTCGCGCTTCCCATAAATACTTGTGAGCATTCGGGTGGTGATCACTCCGATTTGCTTCTCGTTCCCATTTAGATACCTC